GGAAAAGGTATTGATATATCTGCAGTAGCAGATAGAGGACCTAAAGAACCTGTAGTGGTTATACCAGTTTCGGTTATTGTTAATAAATATGGCGGAGCACCAGAAGAAGCCATGAAAAACTTTGTTGAAGAAATGACACAAGGAGTAAATAACCAACAAGCTTCTGCAGGATCAGAAATGGCTGCAGCAGGAAATGTTCCCGGACCGACAGGTCTAGGAGCACCACAACAACCGATGGACAGGCGACCTATGACTGCTTAGTCATAGCACCAACCCAATCACAGCACGGGCGACCTGCCCTTCCACAGCACCCAAAGGAGACTAGATGGAAGATACTACAAACAACGAGATCCAAGAGGATCAAACTACAGAGGCTCTTCTCGAGCCTACACCTTATCAAAATAAATATAAAAAAGAATTATTAGATGAGGAAGCAGACGCAACAGCCACCGTTTCAGAGGACACTTCAGATCAAGAAGCCACTCCAGATGAAGAACGCCCTGTCGATGCTGAAGAGAAAGTGTTTAAGAAACGTTATGACGATCTTAAACGACATTACGATTCTACTGTAAATAAGCATAAAGATGAAGTAAGTTCACTTAAAACACAACTAGACGACCACGCTGATAAGATACAACTACCCAAGTCTAAAGAAGAAATAGAAGCTTGGAGATCTAAATATCCTGATGTCTATGATGTTATAGAAACTATAGCATACACTAAGGCAGATGAAAAGTCTAAGAAAATGGAAGCTAATCTTAAAGACCTTGAAACCGAACAGGTAAAAGTTAAGAAAGAAAAAGCAGAAATAGAATTGGCTAAAATTCATCCTGACTACAATGATCTTAGAAAAAACGAAAGTTTTCATAAGTGGGTTGAAGAACAGGATTCACAGATAAAGAGTTGGTTGTATGACAATGATACTAATGCAAAATTAGCTGCTCGTGCTATTGATCTATATAAAGTAGATAGCGGCACAAGTAAGAAAAAAGCTGATAATACATTAGAGGCATCAAAGTCAGTAACATCAACAAGTAAGAAAGAAGTGGATGTAAGTAACAAAAAAATCTGGAAGCTTAGTGAAATTAGCAAAATGAAACCTAATCAATTTACAAAATTTGAAAAGGAAATTGATCTTGCTAGAAAAGAAGGTAGAATTGTTAATGGCTAATCTTTAACAATCTTATAGGAGGATTAATTAATGGCAATATCAAAGGCGGCAGGTTATACAAACCTACCATCAGGTAATTTCTTACCTGCAATATATAGTCAGAAAGTCCAAAAGTTCTTTAGAACTGCATCAGTAGTAGAAGATATTACTAATACTGATTATGCAGGCGAGATCGAAGCCTACGGAGATACTGTTAACATTATAAAAGAACCAACCGTTAGTGTAAGTTCATACACAAGAGGTGGACAAATCAACATCCAAAATTTGGCTGATGATCAAATCCAACTTACTGTGGACCAAGCTAATGCGTTTGCTTTTAAAGTTGACGATATCGAAGAAAGGCAATCTCATGTGAACTTTGAGGCTCTGGCTACATCTTCAGGAGCATACGCTCTTAAAGACTCATACGATGAAAACGTAATCGCAGCAATGGTATCTGGTGCAGGTACAACTATTGGCTCTGACGGTTCAGGTACAGACACAGGCTTCGGCTCATCTGAAACTGATCCCTTAGAAATAATGGCTAATGCATCCAAGAGACTAAATGGTGCAGACGTTCCATTCGAAAGCAGATGGTTTTTGGCAAGTCCAGAATTCTATGAAGCTCTAGCGAGCTCATCATCTAAATTATTAGATGCATCTGTAACAGGCGATTCTGCTTCCCCTCTACGAAATGGTAGAGTAATGGACGGTATCATTCAAGGCTTCAAATGTTATATGACTAATAACTTTGCAGCTTCATCAACATCCAATTACCATAAAGTATTGTTTGGTCACATGTCATCTACTGCTACTGCTAATGCAATTGCAAAAACAGAAGTAATTAGAGACCCTGACTCATTCGGTGATATAGTAAGAGGATTGCATGTGTTTGGCAGAAAAGTACTTCGTTCAGAAGCACTTATGGTTAGACATTTGTTAATTGACTAATAGGAGGACAATACATGGCAACATATGACGTAACAGGAGTAGGTGTCGCAGGCACCAGACCCTCAAGACGAAACCCAGGTGTTAGAGTTCCTTACTTAGTTGAGAATACTATTGACATCTCTCAAGTTAACGCAGGCTCAGGTACAGCAACAAATGACGTGCTACAAGTACTTGATATCCCTGCTGAGACTCTAATCCTACACGCAGGAGTTGAGATCTTAACACAATTATCTAACTCTGTAACTTTAGATTTAGGTATTACTGGTGGTGATGTGGATACATTCGTTGACGGGGATGCAAAAGAAGTTGGTTATTCTGTTCTTACAGCAACAGCTAGACCAGTAATTGCAAGTGCTGATACATTAGATTTATTAATGTTAAGTGCTGCATCATCTGCAGGAAAGCTACGTGTTTTCGCTATACTATGTGACGTAAGTGGTATAGATGAGACAGATAGACAAACTGCAACTCAACACGATACTGACATATCATAACATTGATATAATATTGAGGGGTCTTTATAGACCCCTCTATAATACACAAAGGATATAAATGGCAACATACGATCTTAGAAAAAAACAAGCAAGTTCTACAGGGCAAAGAACAATTAATATGCACCAAACAAATACTGTAGAAAGTAGATTACAAAATCTAGAAAGTAAAATGGATAAAATTTTAAAAGCATTAGAAAATAAAAACCAGGAGAAATAGTTTTAATAAATGACAACATATCTAGCAATAACAAATAAAGTTTTAAACGAATTAAATGAGGTAGAACTTACTTCATCTACATTTACTAGTAGTAGAGGTATTCAAACTTCTGTAAAAAATTTTATTAACAGAGCATTGCATGATGTGTATAATGAATTAGAAGAATTACCAAGCTTACATAAAGAAACATTTCAAGACACTAACGCAGGTCAAAGAGAGTATGAGTTACCTACTACAGATTCTCCACAAACAGGAGATGTGCAATGGAGAAAAATAGATTGGGATACTCTATATATTAAACCTAAAGAGTTAGTTACTAATGGGGAATTTACTTCTAATATAACTAGTTGGACTACTATAGCAGGATCTGGAAGTGCAGCATATAATAGTGGTGGTAATGGAAGATTAAGACTTAATGATTATGCAGCATATCAAGCAATTAACACAAGAGTTAATACGGAATATAGATTACAGATAAAAGTATTTGATTCTAATAGTGTAGGTCAAGCTTTAAAAGTACAAGTAGGCACTGCTGCAGAAGGCACACAAAATTTAAATACAACACTAACAGTAACAGACTTTGGAGAGGGAGCAGTATTAGATACAGTCTTTACAGCTACCGCTCAAATAAGTTATATAACAGTTAACAATACAACTACATCAACTAATTTAGATGTAGACTATATAAGAATATCAAGAAACTCTAATCCAAAAAGATTAAGATATATTTCTTATGATGATTACATTAGACAATATTCTCAAAAAGATAAATCAAACACTAGTTCTGCACAATCAGAACCTAGATATGTTTATAAAACACAAAGTGGAAAACTAGGATTATCTCCTGTTCCTGATAGAAGTGATTACTCTGTAGTTTATGAGTATTTTAAAGAGCACACAGAATTATCTGCTCATGGCGATACACCAGATTTAGATGATAGATATGCAGATTTACTAATATCAAGATCAAAATACTATGCCTATCAACTAAGGTCAGATCCTGAGCATGCAATGATTGCTGCAAAAGAGTACAAAGAAGGTTTAAAAAGATTAAGAACAGATTTAGTATCTAAGCAAGAATATATGAGAGATGAAAGAGTTAATATAAGATACTATGGCAAAGGTGTCATGAGTGCCTAATACATCTCAATTAGCACCTACAGTTGTAAGTTGTTTTGGAGGTTTAGTATTAAATAAAGACGTATTTTCTATGAGACCCGGAGAAGCCCTTTCTCTACAGAATATGGAGCCAGACATTGCAGGAGGCTATAAAAAAATATCAGGCACTGCAAAGTATAATACTACAATAGTTCCTCAAGTATCTGCTTCTACAGAAAGATTAAATATGGTAGCTATATTTAATAACTTAGTTATAGCAGCTAGAGGGGGGACAGTATACACAGGAGACACTTCTGGCAGTTGGACATCAAGGGCTACAAGTAAGGGAACTACACATACATATGATTTTGATAAATTTAACTTTAACGGCACAGAAAAAATAATTATTGCTACTGGCGCTTCTGCTGCTTTTACACTTGACACTTCGTATTCAGAAGATATAATAAATGCTACAGGCGGTGGAACTGCACCTACAAATCCTAAGTTTGTAAAGTCATTTGCTAATCATATGTTTTATGCAGGTATGTCAAATGCTATATCTACTGTACAATTTTCTGGTCCTTTTACTGAAGATGATTTTGATACAGGTGGAGGCAGTATTGTAGTAGGTGCTACTATAACAGGTTTAAAAGTTTTCCGTGATACTTTATTTATATTTTGTGAAGATAGTATATATAAGTTAGTAGGAACAAGTTCAAGTGATTTTGCATTACAGGAAGTTGCAAAAGATGTGGGTACTATATCTCATCATTCTATTCAAGAACTTGGTGGTGATTTACTATTTTTATCTAAAGATGGTTTTAGAACTGTTGCAGGTACAGAAAGAATTGGTGACGTTGAATTAGGAACTGTATCTAAGCAGATACAAAAACGTATTACAGATATTGGCTATGATAATGTTACAGCAATTGTTATAGGAGATAAATCTCAATATAGATTATTTTATCCCCCGGATGATGCTATTGAAACAACTTGTAAAGGTATAATTGCAGTATTAAAAGCAAACCCTGAAACAGGAACATTAGGATTTGAATACGCAGATCTAAAAGGAATTAAGCCTGCTTGCTGTGATTCAGATTTAATAAGTAATGTAGAGACAACAATTTATGGAGGCTATGATGGCTATGTTTATAATATGGAATCAGGCAATGTATTTACATATGGTTCTACAACAGCAAATATTTCATCATTTTATAGATCTCCAGATTTAGCATTAGGAGATCCTGGAATACGAAAAAATATGCAAAGAGTGTTACTAAACTATGAGGCTAATGACACTATTGATGCAGACACTCAAACATTTCAATTACGCTATAATTTTGAAGATACAAGCACACCTCAACCTACAGCTTATGCACTAAGAGAAGGAGGAGGTCAAAATTTTTACGGAAGTGGAAATTATGGAACAGCTATTTACGCAGCAGAATCTGGTATACCTTTGGCAAGACACTCAGTTGAAGGCTCAGGATTTGTTGTAGCATTAAAATTAAACGACTCAAGTAATAAATCACCTATATCTTTAAAAGGATATGAATTAGAATATGTCAACGGAGGAAGACGATAAATGGGAGCAACATACACAAGACAAAGTAGCGGAGCAATAGTAGATGGAACTACTATAGAAGCCGCTCACTTTAACAATGAGTTTGATCAGTTATTAGCAGCTTTTCAAGCTAGTAGTGGGCATACCCATGATGGTACTGCTAATGAAGGCGGACCAATAACAAAATTACTAGGCACAGCAATTACTATTGGTGATGCTACTGCAGGTACAGATATTTCTGTCACCTTTGATGGTGAATCAAATGATGGTGTTTTAAAATGGATGGAAGATGAAGATTACTTTGAGTTTTCAGATGACATACTTGTAGCTAGTACAGAAAAATTACAGTTTAGAGATACTGCAATATATATTAATTCATCAGCAGATGGACAATTAGATTTAGTAGCAGACACAGAAATACAGATGGCAGCTACTACAGTTGATATTAATGGTAATGTAGATGTATCAGGAACACTTACAGTTGCAGGAGCAGTAGATTTTGGAGATGCAGCTTTATCAAATGTAGGAGCAGTACAATTAGATTCTATTGCAGGTGATGGTGATACGGACACATCTATTACATTTAGTGGTTCAGATGTTATTACAATTGCTACAGGTGGTGCAGGTAGATTAACTATTGGTGACGGAGCATTATCTCCTGTTACTAATAATCAAATAGATTTAGGCACAGCAAGTTTAGAATTTAAAGATGGATATTTTGATGGTACAGTTACAGCAGATGCTTTTGCAGGACCTTTAACAGGTAATGTAACAGGCAATGTATCTGGAACAGCCGCTACAGTAACAGGTGCAGCACAATCAAATATTACTTCCCTTGGAACATTAACAACTTTAACTGTTGACAATGTAATTACTAATGGTGCAACTATTGGGCATACTAGTGATACAGATTTAATCACACTTGCTGATGGTGTTGTTACAGTAGCAGGTGAACTTGATGCAGTATCTTTAGATATATCAGGTGACGCAGATATTGATGGCACATTAGAAGCAGATGCTATTACAATTGGTGGTATTACTTTAGCAGAAACAATTTCAGACACAGTTGGTGCTATGGTTACTTCTAATACTGAATCAGGTATTACAGTAACTTATGATGATGCAGATAACACTTTAGATTTTACAGTTGGTACACTTAATCAAAACACAACAGGTTCAGCAGCAACTTTAACAACAGCAAGAACTATTGGTGGAACAAGCTTTGATGGCTCTGCAAATATAGCAGTAGGATTAGCTGCAACAGCCACAGCCTTGGCAACAGCTAGAAATATTGGTGGTACAAGTTTTGATGGTACAGGAGATATAGCAGTTGCTCTAGCCTCTGTGGGTACTGCTGTTACTGTAGCTGATGAATCAAGTGACACAACTTGTTTTCCATTATTT